AGTTAATAGCTGTAAAGGTTACTAATTTAATTGAATATACTGAACCAAGTTCAGACAACGAGGAATTTTAATATGATTATTACTATTAAAAATGATGATGGCGAATCAGTCTATGATGTTTCAAAGATTGAGGACGAACAGAAGAGAGCAGGTGCTAACGTATCTATCAGTAAGATAGGAACATTGAATGTACTAGTAGAGGCATTGAACTATGCTTCACAAGGACATCAAAGCAATCTTGAATCTGTATTAAAAGATAGCCCAGAGGCTGTCGTTGAACAAGAAGAAGAAGTTGTAGAAGATTCAGAAGACGAATCTTAATTATTAATGAGGGCTAACATGGATAAAACTTGGGACAAGCTACACCAACCCTGTCCACTTTGCAACAGTAGTGATGCTGTAGGAATCAACGAAGATGATTCAGCAAAGTGTTTCAGTTGTGGAGAATTTATGCCTAATTATACTAACGCATGTGGAGGAAAGGATATGCAAACAGCAAGAACGACAACGACAACTAAACAACCTGATGTGGTAGACGAGGGAAAATTTTCAGCCTTAACAGACAGAAAAATATCTCAAGCTACAGCCACTAAGTACGGGGTTAAATGTGTACACGATTTACAAGGTAATATCGTTAAACATTTCTATCCTTTCTATAATGGACACGAGCTATCAGCTACTAAGGTTCGTAACGTAAGGAACAAAGATTTCTTTTTATCCGGCAGTTACAACGATACAGGTTTGTTTGGTCAACAACTTTTCAAGGGTGGTAAGTACGTTACCATTACTGAAGGGGAGTGTGACGCTATGTCTGCTTATGAACTACTTGGTTCTAAGTGGGCTGTAGTATCTATCAAGCGTGGAGCAAACGGAGCAGTTAGGGATGTCAAGGAAAGCCTTGAGTTCTTTGAAGAGTTTGAGAATGTAATCATTGCATTTGATAATGATAAGGCAGGTAAGGAAGCATCTATTAAAGTTGCTAGACTATTTAAACCTAGTAAGGCTAAGATAGTTACACTACCTAACGGATTCAAAGACCCTAACGACATGCTTCGTTCTAACAGACATAAAGAGTTTGTTGAATGTTGGTGGTCAGCTAAAGTTTATACACCCTCTGGTGTTATAAATGTATCTGAACAACGTGAGAAGTTTCACAATCGTGAGAAGAAACAAAGCGTACCCTATCCTTATGAAGGACTAAACAAGAAATTGTATGGTCTTAGGGCAGGAGAACTTGTAACTCTTACAGGTGGTACTGGTCTTGGTAAGTCAAGTGTTACAAGAGAACTTGAACATCATCTTATTAAGAACACTACAGACAACGTAGGTATCATAGCACTAGAAGAAGATTGGAGAAGAACCATTGACGGTATCTTATCTATTGAAGCTAACGCTAGGTTATATGTTGACCAAGAACGTGAGAAGTTTTCTCAAGATGAACTAGATAAGATGTTTGATATTCTCTATGACGGAGAGAACAAGAACAGGGTGTGGGTACATTCACACTTTGGGACTAACGATATTGATGACATCTTTACTAAACTTAGATTCATGATTATTGGATGTGACTGCAAGTGGGTGGTCGTTGACCATTTACATATGTTAGTTAGTGCAGTACATGAAGGAGATGAGAGACGTGCCATTGATACTATCATGACTAGACTTAGAAGTTTGGTAGAAGAGACAGGTGCAGGAATCATTTTAGTTTCACACTTACGTAGAGTTGATGGTAACAAAGGACATGAGAATGGTATTGAAGTATCTCTATCTCATCTAAGAGGTTCTAATAGTATAGGACAACTTAGTGATTGTGTAATAGCCTTAGAAAGAAACCAACAATCAGATGACCCTGAAGAAGCTAGGACTACAAGACTTCGTATACTTAAATCAAGGTATACTGGAGATGTAGGTATGGCTTGTAGAGTTGTATATGATGGAGAAACTGGTAGACTATCAGAGGTTAGCGACAGCGATATAGAGTTTGATAACACTTTAGATGAGGCATTTTAAATGACTAAAATAGTATTGGAGGATGGCGAGAAAGCAATCGTGGACTACTTAAGTAAGGGTAGATATGATAGAGCAAGAAGTCGTAATGCTGAAACTTTACCTCTTAATAATACCAATGATAAATACTTTTCTGATAAAACAGGATTATTTGCAGAGTTAGCATTAGCTAAACTAACAAACGTATATCCTAGTCAAGTTTTTTCTCCAGTATGTAAAACTAAGGATAGTGGTGATGATGTTGGAGATATACAGTATAAAGGTTGGAGCATAGATGTAAAGTCAACTATTCATAATAATGGTGTGCTTTGGATTAACAAGATTAATAATAATATTGATTTATATGCATTCTTTGTGGTAACAGAAAATGAGGATACTGTAACTTGTGAACTCAAAGGTGTTATAACAGGTAAGAATCTACATGCTAAACCTAAAAGAACAAGACAGCCACAGTTTAAGTATCCCTGTATCTATGTAGAGCAAGAGGAATTAATATCATGGGAGGACTTTAAAAAAGAATGGACTTAGTATTTGACATAGAAACAGATGACCTTAAAGCAACTCTGGTACATTGTATCGTTGCTCAAGATATGGATACTGGAGAGATATATAAATTCCCTCCAGATAAATTGAAAGAAGGTTATGACATGTTAGCTAATGCAGATACTTTAATAGGTCACAACATCATTGGGTTTGACATACCTATGGTAGAGAAGTTCGGTGGTGTTGACTTGTCAAAGATACCAGTCATTGATACTCTTGTACTATCAAGACTGTTTAACCCTAACAGAGAAGGTGGTCATAGCCTTGAGAAGTGGGGTTACAAATTAGGATATCATAAGATAGACTTTTCAGATTATCTTAATTACTCTAAAGAGATGATGGACTATTGTGTTAGAGATGTACAACTCAACGCTGTAGTATTAAAGAAACTTAGAGAGGAGAGTAAAGGATTCTCTAAACAATGTATAGCTATTGAACAAGGCGTAGCTAGGATAATGAAACAACAAGAAGTAAATGGATTTAAGTTTGATTTACAATCAGCATTGATGTTACTTGCTGAACTTAGAGAAAAGAAACAAGCCATTGAAGATGAAGTTCATAATACATTTAAACCTAAGTGGGTAGATGATAAATTAGTTAAGCCCTACATCAAGAAAGATGGAGACTTATCTAAGCGTGGACTTACAGATGATGAGTATCAAAGATGTTTAGATACAAATAACTTTGAACCCTTTATGAGACAAACACTACAAGACTTTAATCTTGGTAGTCGTAAACAGATAGGAGAATATCTTATTGACTTTGGTTGGAAGCCTGAAAGGTTTACACCTACAGGTCAGCCTATAGTAGATGAGAAAACCCTATCAGCAATCACACACATACACGAAGCTAAACTTATAGCAGACTTCTTACTACTTCAAAAGCGTATAGCTCAAGTTGATTCTTGGGTTGAAGGAGTACAAGAAGATGGTAGAGTACATGGCTTTGTAATACCTAACGGTGCTATCACAGGAAGAATGACACACAGGAATCCTAACATGGCACAAGTACCGGCAATCTATAGTCCTTATGGCAAGGAATGTAGAGCCTGTTGGACTGTAGAAGAAGGTAATGTTTTAATCGGAGTTGATGCTTCTGGTCTTGAGATTAGAATGTTAGCTCATTATATGAATGACGAGGAGTACACAAATGAAATTCTCAATGGAGACATACACACCGCTAATCAAAAACTTGCAAAGCTTGAATCAAGAGATAAGGCAAAGACATTCATCTATGCACTTATGTACGGAGCAGGAGATGAAAAACTTGGAAGCGTGGTCGGAGGAAGTACATCAGATGGTAAGAGAGCTAGACAATATTTCTTTGATAATAAGCCTACATTTAAGTCTCTTAGAGACAGAGTACAAAGAGCTTCAGCAAAAAACTACCTCAAAGGATTAGACGGTAGGAAGCTGTATGTTCGTAATCAACATTCAGCATTGAACACTTTGCTACAAGGTGCAGGTGCTATTGTAATGAAACAAGGATTGGTTATACTAGATGAGTTGTTACAATTAAATAACATGGAATATAAATTCGTAGCTAACATACATGATGAATGGCAGATAGAAGTTCCTAANTGTCATGCTGATAAAGTAGGACAGTTAGCTGTAGACAGTATAGTAAAAGCAGGAACACATTTTAATCTTCGTTGTCCTCTGGATGGCGAATACAAGATAGGAGATAACTGGAGTGAAACCCACTAAAGAAGATAGAAAGAAGTTTGACATTGACTTAGAGTATGGAGAGATAAGAGAAGATAAAATAAAAGACATGCTAACTGGTAAGAAGATAGAAGTTAAATCAGAGAAAGGTATGTGGATGAAGACAGGNAACATATGTATAGAGTATGAGTCTTGGAACAAACCATCAGGAATAAGAGCAACGGAATCAGACTATTGGTTTCATAACTTATGTGTAGGAGACAATGAGTTCTGTACTCTTGTATTTAAAACAGATGTACTTAGAACTATTGTTGATGACCTTGATAGTTTTAAAACTGTATGTGGTGGAGACCATAACGCTAGTA